ATAAAGGAAGAGCTTTCTTTAAACCTTCCCAAGTAAATTTAACCTGTTTTCTTGGTTTATTTAATTTTTTTTTAATTGTTTCGTTTAAAACAATTTTATCAATAATTTCTTCTTCTTGTGATTTTTTTTCAAACGGCTCCACTTTAACCCTCCTGTGGTAGGACCAAGTTTACGTTATATAGTTTGTTGAAATTATCTACATCTTGTTGAGTTTGAATATTTGCAAAGTCTGTTAGTGCTTGTTTGCTTGTAGCGATTAATGTAACAACATCATCCGTAATTTCTCTTGGTAATCTTGCTCTTAATTCATCGTATGTTAAGTCTTGTGTTTTTGCAGGTGATGTAGGACTTGGAGCTGCCATTGTTTCTTTCATCATTGAAACATCTTCTATTACTTCTCCACCTATTTGATAACCTGCTCTGCCACCATCTCTACTACTCTCTCTTTTCTTTTTTTCTTCAATAACTTTTTTTCTATATGCTGAAGGATCGTCTAAATACTCATAATATTCATCCATATCTTTTAAACCATTTTCAATTTGTTTTAAAAGAGTCAAACCAACTAAATCTTTTGGTGGATTTTTAGTTATTAAAACTTGTAATTCTTCATTGTTAGCTTTGTCTGTTATTTTTTCCTGTAACAAAGCAAGTTCTTCTTCAGTAGCAGTTCCAGCGTCTTTTTTTAATTTTAACTCGTTAATTTCTTTGACAAGTCCTTTTTCTGCTCCCTGTAATTCTGTCATTCTATCTTGCATAGCCTCAAAACTAAACTGATCTCTTTCACCACCTTCAGCGCTAGCTTCTATTTGTGCTTCAAATATATCTGCAGCTCTGTCTAGAACATCACCTTTTCTTCTTCTCTCTGCTTTTCTTTTATCTAATCGTTCAGCTTCTCTAGCTGTTTGAAATTGTCTCAATACAGGTGCCCCTGCTTTTCCAATGGAACCAAAAAGATTACCACCAGGTTGTGCAAGTAAATTTAAACCAAAATTCATTAATGCACTAGATGCAGAACCAGGCATACCAGGTGTCGCTTTGTAATCATCTTCACTCAAATAGTCTTTACTAGCTTGATCTTGCGCTTTAATTATTTCTGCAAAAGTCAAACCACCTTCTTTCATACCTGTTCTTGATGCATTTAGTTTTGGTCCATCAAGCCCGGATAGTATTCCAGTTGTTCTTTCTTGAAATTCAAACTGTGGTGAACCACCCATTCTGAACATTGGTCTTTTTAAAACTCTATTAGCCATCTTTAACCTTTCAGTGCTCCAAATATTCCTGCTAGTGCAGATCCTGCTCCTATCGCTGTTTGTAGTGGACTAGGATTAGGCACAAAGCTTTGTGTAGTTTGACCAGGGTAACCACCCATAAGTCCTGCAACTTGACCTGCGTATCTAGATAAATTTTCTTGAGGTAAGAATGTAGCCTGCCTTGCTGCTTCTCTTGTTGCGTCTTCTTCAGCTTGCTGTTGTGCCTGTTGAACTGCGCCCACTGATCCTAATGTTGAAATGTCTGCTCTTTGTAATTGTGGTAATAGTTGTGCTAGACCTTGTTGGTTAGCTAAATCTTGTTGTCTTCTTGCTGCTGAACTTTCAAAACCTTGTTGTAATAAATTTGCTTGTAACATTGCTCTGTCCATGTCACTACCAGTTTGGTATTCTGCTAGTTCTACACCTTCTCTACCACCACCAAAAGCTCCTGATGCTACTGCTTGATCTCTAATTCTTTGTCTGTTTGCTGCTGCGTTCCTGTCAAACTCTGCAAGTGATGTTTCAATAACTTGTGTTTGATATGGTGACATGTATTCTTGTATAGAACCTGCACCTGTTCCAGCACCAGCTCCGGTTAGTTGTTGTGCTTGATTAATAAAAGGTTGGTAAGATCCAACACCTGAAGCTGCTAATGATGCAGCTTGTTTTTGTAATGCATCTTGAGCCGCTACACTTGGTGCGAGGCCCGCTAGACTTTGTTGTCTAGTTTCAAATGCTCTAGCTGCTGTTTGTCTTGCAGCAAAGTCATCTGCCGACTCTCCAGGTCTTTGTGAAATTTGTGATAGTCCTACTGATACTGTAGGTACACCTGTTGACGCTACCAGGTTTTTTGCTAGATCAACACCTATATCTTCAATAAACTGTGGTGGACGCGTACGAGTTTCTGTAATAGCCATATTATAATACTTCCTCTAATCTTTGTGCTGTTTGGAACATTTTTTTCGCGCCATCTAAGCCTTGCGATTGATCATTTTCGGCTTCTAATTTACTCATTAGATTATACATTTTTTGTGCGCCTTTGTCTATATCTCCGTCACCGGCACCTCTAACAGCATCTGCTGTCATTACGAATTCATTCTTACTTAATCTAGCTGGAACGTCATCAGCTCTCTCTTTTTTACCTATCGGCACAAATCCACCATCTTCTCTAAAGTCCATTTCCATACCTTTTAGGTCCATGAGCCCACCTTCTTCTTTACCTTGTCTTTCTGCACTAGCATAGTATTTAACAAATTCTTTATGTTTCGGATGCATTTCTGCAGCGTCTGGGTTAACTTCATATATTCTTTTCCAACCTTTGTATTGTGGATCATTCTCTACATCTGACATACCACCTTCAGCTCTGAATGCTATTGGCACATTACCTTGTGCTCCTCTTCTTCTATATTCCTCCACACTAAATCCTGTTTTATCATCAAAGCCATCACCGTCTTCATCCTTGTATCCTTTACCTGCTAATGCACCTGCAAGCAATCCTCCACCTATAGATAGTCCAGCTAATTTACCAATTGATGCTTCTCCTATTTTTTTCCGTATTGCATCAAAACCAAACTTTTTAGCAAAGCCACCAAATCCACCACCACCAGTTAAGAACGGTGCTCCAAACTTAAATGCTAACGCACCAAGACCTATTTTACCAACAGGACTTTTGACAATTTTTTTAACAGCTCTTGTTGCTTTCTTAACAAGTTTACCTAGAAAATACATTTGTCTTCCTGTTTCAAGATCCATGATCCCACCAGTGTAGCCACCATCCTCGTATGGTACACGTCCACCATCTTTTCTAAATGCAAGAGCTAGTTTAAATGGCTCTTCCTCTTCTTCATCTTTATCATCTTTTGGTTGTTGTATAGGTATAATTGGAAGTTGTGGTCCACGGTCATCATCTCTTTGAGGTGGTTTATTTCCATACACTCTATCAAAATCATCTTGAGATATTCTATCTTGCATTGCAACATCTAATTGATTTCTTGCTCTTGTTAAATCTTTTCCTTTTAATCCGTATTGAGACATAGAGTAATCTACTTCAAAAGGATCATCCATAGATCCAATACCTGTTTTTAGATCTCTACCTTTAACACCTAATATCTCATCAAGACCTTTTGTAGTAACACCTGGTGGTGTTTTTCTCATCATGTCAGACATAAAAAAAGAAGGCACGTATGATTTTGGCATCATTCCTAATTTTTGTGCAGCAGACTTAGTTAAAATATCTTTAGCCGTTTCAGTTCTTATTCTATTTAATGTTTCTAATGGACCAAGTTTACCGTCTTTATTTTCATCAAAATTTTTTAAATCTGTCAATTCTTTACCTGTTGCACCTAATTCAGTGTCCATTAAATCTTGTTCATCATCTTCTAGCGTGTCAAGAAAAGCATCATCAGCTGTAATAAAATCTTTTATCTTTTTAGTTTTAGCTTTTTTAGCTTCAATATTTTTATTTATTTTTTCAACTTCTTTTTTAATTCTTTCACGTTCTTTTCTTTCACGTTCTTTTCTTTGACGTTCTGCATTAGCCGCTGCAGCTGCTCTGTTATCTATAGCTTGTCTTGCTCTTTCAAAATCTCTATCTGAACCACCTGCCGCTTGACCTTGATCAATACTACTTGCCGCTGCCGCATCTTTATAATCATCATCACCAAAACCAGCATCTGGTCCATAGTAACCTGGTCGTTTACCATCTTTTCTTTTCTTTGCTAATTGATGACGGTGAACGGGTCCACCTTTTTTCATCATAATTTGTTTTGCTTGTTGTGCGTCTGTGATAGCCATTATAAATCCCCTGCTCCTGCACCCATATCGATATCCACTACTTTGATTTCAATATCTCTTCTAATGTGCTCTTTTTTTGTATCCGTTGTTGGATCGTCTATATCTATCTGTGCTTCTGCATCAGAGTTATATTCAACCCCTGTTTTAGTGTTTGTTAATGTTACAATACATTCTGGTGTAATAACAGCAGTCTTTTTGCCGTTTATTATCTCGTATCGTACGCTTGCTTCTGTTTCTTTAAAAGACATTATATTTGATCCGTTGGTTGTGTTCTTAAAATTTGTAATAAAGACGCTGTCATTTTAATTTTATCCGCTGTAGCACACTGCATTTTTAATTTATCTCCAGCCTCCAATACTATAATATTATTAAACGTAAGTAAATCAACACCTTCGTTGGCACTTATACTAGCTACTTTGTACTCAAAATCAGTGGAACTAGAGGAATCAAACACTTTCACTGTCACATCTAGTGCACCACTATGAGTATTAAATAACTTTACAGTCTTAATAATACTAGCTGTAGCTGTTGGAGATTCATACATATCTACATCTGATCCTGCAGCATTTAATAGTTTTTGTACATTTTTATATATGTTTGCCATTATGAAAAGAAGAAACTAAATCGTTCTTTTTCCTCCTCGTTTTCTGTTAAGTATGTAGAATTTAATTGTTCTATTATAGAATTCAAAGCTCTGTTGATTTGTCTTTGATTGTCTTCACTATATTCTTTTTTTGGTTCTGGTAATCTAACTACTATCTTTGTCATTATCGTCTCCCGTCTAGTTGTAAGTCTATTTGAAATGTTCCGAATCTCCAGTTTTGTGCTGAACCTGTGTTTTCTATTTTAATACTAGCATATCTACCTCTGGCTCTTGTATCTTCTTTTGTTGTTGAAGATGTAATGGTAAAAGGACTATACGTACTGTTTGTAGATGTTGAAGATGGAAAATCTTTTATACCAATAGTTACTTTTGCATCACCTGTTAATGTTTTAAAATCAGGTACAAATCTTCTCATTGCTAAAAATATTTCTGGTTGATCTTGTTGTAATGCGATATCGTATGATTGTATAAATGACGTTAGATCCGTGGTGCTACCATCAGGATTAATTTGATCTGTGCCTGTGTCATGTTGAAAATAAACTGTTTGACCTAAACCAGACTCACCAACAATACTTGGAAATGTTCCTGTTGCAGATGAATTAAATTGTGTAGCGTATGGTTTTGGATATACGATTGAGTCAATCCATGTTGTTCTGATTGAATTTGTGTTTTGTCCCGTATACCAATTACCCATAGGAACACCTTTAGATTCACCATAATTATAAACTACGTATCGATCGTTAAATGTAGATCCTTGTGTTGGATAATACCAAATAACCTCTGTATATAAATTATTAATACCAGCTGCAACTTGTTGACCTTTTGTAGTATCAAAGTCATCGTAAACATAATCCTCTACACTACATGGTAAATTGTTTACCGTACCATCAAATGCAAAGAATCCATTATTACCAATCCAATATGCAACCCCATCTATTTCTACGGCTGCATTCTGACCTATCAATCCACAGTTTGTACCTACTTGTTCAAAACCAAATGTAAATGGAGATCCGATAAATCTCATTGTATACAATGCATTATCAGTCCATATCAAAATATTTTCTTTTGCAACTAATGCACCCATAATTTTTGTACCATCTTGTAATCTTTGTGTGCCGGCAGTGTTAGTTGTACCTGGTGCATATTCATTTATTTGTTCTTGATTAGAAAATCTTATAAACATATCGTCTTGTGTTGTTGGATCTCCAATGGTTGTTTCAGTACCAAGATGAATTAAGTGACGTGTTGTTGGTGATATTAAAGTTAATCTTGATGCAGTTGGATTACCACTTGTTCCACTAATAGCTGTTGAAAAATTTGTAGTTGTTGTTGAAGCTCTCGTTGTAAATTTAGCAGCAATAGATGAGTCCCATGTAAATGTTTTACCATTTGCAACTGTTGCAACTAATACTTGTCCAAAATTACTTAATGACCAAAGTCCTGGTTCAAGACTTACAGTTGATGCTACAACAGCATCACCCCAATTACCCCAGTCTGTTGCATCTTGAACTGTTGAATTTGTAGAATGAGCTTGACCATTTGATGTTCCATGAGTTGCTGTGCCTTTTGCACCTCTAGTAATTCCTAAAAATTGTGTAGCATTTTTTGATGTGTATGTAATTAATTCTGCATCTGGCACTGTGCCTACAGCAATAGTTCCTGCAGATGGAAAACCTGTTGTGCTATCTACAGTCACCGCTGTCCCTGCTCCACCTGTACCTGCTGTGTCAGCATTAAGTGATCCATCTAATTCTGTGCTTTGTGATCCTGTAACATTTCCTCCATAGTTTCCAATACCAAAACCATAACCATAAGATTGTGCAGAGGGTCCTACAGTTTCATAAGGATTAACAGTGCAAGAACTTCCTGAAGTTAAATCTGAACCACCTCCAGCTGTTTCAGCACTTGGTGATGTAACTGTAAATGTTTTAGAACTTGGAACTGTAATTACTTGACAAAGTTTATCTTCAAACGTTGAAGCAGCTATACTAGAACCTGTTGGCATTGTCACTGAATCTAATTCTACAATGTCACCTATTTCTAAGTCGTGGTTAGTTGATGTTGTAATTGTAACAGAGGTTCCTCTTGTTGTGCTTGTAGTTATGGTAGAACCTGTAAATTGAATTTGTGCTCCAGCGTTATTACTTCTAAAAGGTGTAACATCAAACAAAGCTCCTTCAAAATAGACTAATAAAAATTTGTCCGTTCCTATGGCAACATACCTATTACCATCAAGATCTACGAAAGCATGTTGTTTCCTTGCCACTCCACAAATAGTATCTGTCAACAAAGAAGTCCAACCACCTACTTTTTCTGGTAAGCCATATCTAAATCTTACATTATCAGAATCTACCCATCTACCAGCTGCGCCAACAGATGTATCTTGTTTGTCGATCCCAGGTAAAAATTTTATGGAAGTCAGAGCCATGGTCCGTGCTCCTTACGC